TCTCAATGTCATTGTGGCGAGAGGGTGGAAATGTGTGGATGAGTGACCCAAGTCGGAAATTTAATCTGCGTGTAGGATTATATTCTACAGTTAGATCTTATTTGCGAATGGGCGTTCAACAGAATATGGAATCAGGTGTTGAGTCTCTTATTATGCCCGCTGATCAAGATGTTCAAGATCTCAATCGAGTTCTTCCCACGCCTGATGATCAAGATGTTCAAGATCTTGATCGAGTCCTTCACACTGTCGGTAATCGTGTGTTTAACTTTACTAGTGCACAAGCTGAAAAGTTTGTTAATTCTGTTTCGGGAGCTAGTAAAGTTGCTAAAGACACTATTACTGATAGTCTTAATCGAATTACGACTTCTATGATGAGTTTGTTATCTTCCAATATAGCATATATCTTTGATGGCATTGTAGGTGCTATTATGGAAAGTAATACTGTAACTTCATTAAAGAGGTCTGTTGACGACCTTAAGACCATATCTAAAAAGTTGATTTTTGTCGGTGCTAAATTCTACTTGATGTACTTGATACAAAAGTGTAATTTGACGCCATCTACTAAAATCGTTTTTCATAGCTTGATTCTTAGTACCATTTTTATTGATGCGATTTTGCCGAAGACTCTGGAAGCTATGAATAGACTTATTACGATATGGTTTTCTCCTCAACAAAATGCCGATGACAAAAGGATTACTCCTGTTTCTGTCATGGCTGCCCTTATGGGTTTAGCCGCTGTTTCTGTTTGTCAGAAAGGTAGTTTGCAAGGTATCACTGATATGAATGTAGTAACGAAAGTTACTAAAGTTGCATCTGCCCTTTTGGTTTTCGGAACGCTAGCTCGTGAAGTGGAATTTTCAGACTGGGTTCTTCTCCTGCCTGAAGCCATGCGTGCGTGGTTTCTTGGGGAAGATACTCTTGATGTGACGACTACTTTGAACTTGAAGATGAAACGGATTCAAACCGCCTATCCCAATATAAGAGCCAATAAGCGAAGTACTGCGATGGAATTCATAACAGCCTACCAAGACTTAACTGATTCCGTTGCCAAGTTTGCTGATAAGTTAGATTCTAAGCACCCCAGCTATACGATTTTGAGAACTTATAAGCAGGCATATGACATTGCTGTTGTAGTTTATGGTGGTGGAGGTATAAGAAGAAGAGAAGCCTTCTGGGTTTTTATCTATTCTTCTAACCCCGGCACTGGTAAAACTGCTCTTGCTGATAGACTTTTTGAGGCCGCGAACAAATACATTTACAATGGAGCTTATTCGAAAGAGGAATTGGTATACTCTAGGAGCGATACAAAACACTGGGACAAGTACGGCAATCAAGCGTGTTGTCTTTTTGATGACCTTATGTCCAGACGTACTGATCCTCGTATGGAAGAAATCGTTCCCATTTGTAACATTGCCCCTTATGTTTTGAGCATGGCTTCACTTGAAAGTTCAGCCGTTGGTATTAAAGGAACTGAGTTTAACTCAGAAATATTAATTACCACGACTAATACTTTTGACCCCACGTCTATTGACAATGAACTCGTGAATAAGGATGCGTGGTGTTCCAGACGGAACATGTGCGTTAAACCTTTTTACATATTTAAAAATAGAAATGGGGAAGTGAAGCCCTGTAGTGACAAGGATTTTAAGGATAAATACTGTGTAAATGGTCGCTTCCATTTAACTACAGCCTGTGCAGCATATAATAGGATGTTTGGAACGTCTTATAATCTAGCAGACTTTAGTGAGGAAATGCCATGTATGCGAGTATTGGAATTTTCAAATGCCGCCCGATCCGAACCTACGCCCAAACTTCATTCTGATGGAAAGAGCGTTCAAGAATTTACCTGTCATTTTTTGAATTCTTTTGTAAGTCATCGAAGTAAACCTTTGTATGATAACAAGAAATCGAGCAGAACAGGTAATATCAAGAGAGATCGAAATGGAAAATTTTTGGTGAGCAGAAGCACTCTGGTCGAAACCAGGCCACAACCATCACAAATTTTCCAAGTCAGAGTGAATACCCATTCGCCTTTACAAAAGAGAGAAACAGCATCAAGCCTGAGTGATCCTTTTCCTCGCGGAAGGCCCCGTAGCTCAAGTGACGAAAATTTGCTGCTCCAGCAGAATAGTGGGAAAGGACCTTCTGGACCGACAGAATTGAGAGATCTCGCTCAATCTGACGATCAAGTTGATACTCCTGCTTTTTGTAGAGTGCCAGTCTATAGTGATGCTAATGAGATATTCTCCGACGAGGAAGAACAGATTGTTGCCGTAGAAGATACTTATCGTCCGACTACTGACGATGAGAGGTTGCTTGAGCTTTTACGCATCCCAGATGAATATGAACATGAAGAAGAAGTTGACACTAGTATTACACAACAGTTGAGGTTTGAGAGTTTGCCCAAAATTGAAACAGTTCCTGTTGAAGAGGATAGTACAACTTTTTGGATGAGACTTATTGGAGGCCTCGCTGCGGTTATAGCTACTATTTCCGCTGGCGTTGCTTTATATAAGAACCTTCACAAGGAGATTCAGGAACAAGCAGAAGAGATTGAACAACACTCAGCCCACAGAGAAAGGAATCAAAGAGCTCGACGTCCTATCGTTCTGCAAAAGAGTGCTCAAACTGAAAAGGTTAATAGTGCTTATTTGTACAAGAATGGATGTTGTGTTCTTGTCGAGAGTGAAAATGGTTTTTGTTTCAAAGGCTCAGCCCTAGGATATGGTAACCGTATTTTCATGCCTCGGCATTTTTTAATCACTAAGGAAGGGAAGTTGCTTAGTGAAAATACAAAGATAAGGATTTATAGGTCAACTAATGATCCTTTTGATTTGTTGTTTTCTACGAGCAATGTCCATTTCTTTGATAACCCGAACGGTAAGGTTAAGGATATTGTCGCAATCAAATGCGAAACTACTAATTTCGAAGCCAGAATAAATCGTTTTCCTCGAGAAAAAGATTTGGCTAGAAGCGCGCTTAGTAAGTTACGTATTGGTGGATATGAACTCATGCCTGATCAAGGAAATGTGTTCGTTCATACCACTCCTTTTAATGTCAGTCTACTTAATGAAAATTTTTCATTTGTGCATCCCACGCGAACTGAAGTTGGGGAATGCTTTTATGGAAAACAATGGTCATTGGTGGCTGCATTAGGAGAGGGTGATTGTGGCAAGATTCTTTTCAGTCCCGAGAATCAGTGCAATTACATTTTGGGAATGTATACGCATTCCTATGCTCAGTTTCAACGTGCCGAACCTATCACACAGGAAATGATAGAAAGTGTTGTGGTTTTCCAGAACAGTTCATTCATGCCTGTGTCAGAGCAAGTTGAGTACGAGACTGACCCTGTTATTAAGGTCGAAACAGGAACAAGTACGTTTTTAGGCGTGTGTTCTCCGATGAGACAATCAGAAACTCACGCTTTTACGAAAAGTCCCTTAGTAGGCCAAATTTCTTATGCAGAAGAACCCGTAAAATTCCCGTCACTGCTTTCTAAGCAAGCTGACGGTAGGAGTCCTCTGTGTAAAGCCGGTAGTAAATATAAAGAAGTGATAAAACCCGTTCCCACGAGAATTCACAATTATATTTCTACCTACCAGCGACATACCTGGAAGTATTCGCCCAAAGTTCCTGTTAGGATCCGAAGCCCTTCTTCTGCTTTACGAGGCATAGATGGGATTGAGGAATTCAAACAGTTGAGCTTGAGTACGTCTCCAGGAAAGACACATCTCCCATTTCGTCCGCCTGATACCATTGGTAAAGGATGGTTGTTTGAAAGAGATGTGCACGACAAGATTCGACTTACTGACAAAAGAGCCATACACATTTTTGCACAGCGATTAGGATCAGTAATGATGGGAGAAATCCCGGAACTGATCTGGATTCTGAGTTTGAAGAGTGAGTTATTAAA